CTCCTATTTACACTTGTTTGGAGTGCATATGTCCCTTAGTTTTACGCCTACTGAGTTAATGGTCATTACGAGAGTAATCTCCCGCCTTGACCGTTTTAACTATCAGAACCTCGATCCCTCTCGGGATTTTGGTTTTGAATGGGACGAGGTCGACAGTAATGCCGTCCTCGTCTCCCGCGCGTATGCCCGGTTCGAGAAGGAATTCTTGAACTATAGGGATGCCTCTGTAAAAAGAGGTCTCCTCTCGGTGTGCCGCGAGTATCGCGTATTGCTTCGAGACGCGATCCATAACTTCGTGCAGTGGGAATTTGAATGGACCCACTCAACCGGTAAAACGGTTGATTGGTCTTTCCCTTTCCGTATATCTACGGCTTGGGAGATAATTCCATTCTCTTTCTCACTTAAGGAAGACGACCACGGTACGCATTAGTGCGTACAAACTCTCAGGCTTGCTCTCGCACGCCTGGCCTTAGAAGGTTAAGTCGGTATGGCTACTACAGTTACACCCTACAGTTTCATGACGTCTCAACGTACGACTACTTGGGATTCGAGGTCTTCCTCGAATCCTACGTTTTCTAACGTTTACAACGTCATGACTCCTGTAGGTTCCAGTAACCGTGTTACTCTTTCCGACCCTGACTGGAAGGTGAAAGTTGCGCTCATGCAGGACGCCACGAACGCCTATACGGCTAGTTATTTTCATGTCGTCCCGTCGTTCTCGCGGGGAGTTACGTCAACGGTCGTCTCTTCACCTAGTAACTATCACATTGAGAGCTCCGATTCCTATCGGGGCGTCAATGGTTGGTTGCAGGTGAATTCAGCTGATGACGTTTCCCTCCGTGAGCTCGCTTTAAAGCGGCTCAAACAGAGACTTGAAAGCAACATTGGGTCATTTAACGTCATTGTCCCAGCCGCTGAGTTATACGAAATGCGCGGTCTCATCCGCCAACTCGCGTACCTCTCGACTGGGCTTGTGCGTAAATTGATCTATATAAAGAAAACTAGAGGTCTCGCCGCCTTCAAATATGCATCAGAAGCATGGCTGACTTATTCCTTTGGAATTCGCCCGCTACTTTCTGATGTATCGAAGCTCTCTGAGGCTATCGCCGCTTACCTTGAGCGGTCGAGAGTCGTCGTGAGAGTCCGCGGCAGCGCGGTAAAAAGATGGACCACGTCGACTTCCTGGACGAACACTGGAGCTTATAACTCCACGTTCACAGGGGTCTATAGTGCTCATCATCTTCTCCGCTATCGCTACACTTGTGGCGTCGACGTCAACCTTCTTTCCGGAAACAACTACGGCGTTGATGAGCATTTCTTCGGCTCAGGTTTAGGGCAGAACCTCCCTTCCGTTGGTTGGGAGCTCTTACCTTTTTCCTGGATCGTCGATTACTTTACCAACGTTGGAGAATATTTCTCGGATACCTTCGTACTTCCTCCTGGAAGCACGAAGTATTTAAGTTTGACAAAGACGTACCAAATGTGGGGTCAGACTACAGGAAAATACACGGCAACTGCACCTACTATCGTCACTGTTAGTAGGCACAGCCCTGGTATCATCAAGTATAATCTGATCCAGCGTTCTAAGCTGGCCTCTATTCCTCATGCCAGTCTCCGCTTTAAAACCGCGGACGAAACTGGGATCAATGCGGTCAATAGACTGCTTAACCTCTCCTCGTTGTTGTTCCTGATGCGTAAGGGCGGCAGCATTTAGCTGTCGTCTGTTTACGACCGTGGATAACCTCGAGGCATCTCCAAAGGCTTTCTATGTCTTTTGCACCTTCCTCCCCTGTCACGGGCGCGGCCGTGGCTGGTCTCACCAGCCCGACCTATACCCTCACCACCGACGTCGCACCTTCCATTAATGGTAAGCAGTATGCCATTACGGGTTTGGGTGGGACGCAGACGGGCGTTGATACGAACTCGGTTTCCAAACCTTTTTCCGTATCTTTCTTCCGTCCTTCGGTCTTGAAGACGCTGCCGCAGGCGAACCCTGTGACTGGTGTTATCAAGAACATTCCGATGAACACCTACAAGCTTATCACTCGTAAGGGTGCCTCACCGGCTGCCAACCAGAGCGCTATGGTGGCTCGTATCACTACGACCATCGAGGTTCCGGCTGGCACGGACACGTTCGAACCCGAGGATCTCAGGGCTATGTGCTCCCTCCACTTCGGTGTGGGGTGGGCTCAAGCCTCTGGGATCGCGGACACGATCATTTCCGGCATCATTTAGCTTTATCGCTAATTGAGTTCTTGATAACCGCTCATTGGGAGATATTTCATGAGCAAATGCAGCGAGCGCAACGAGGTGAGGCTTAACGCCTTCTTCGAAGCACTGACAACTGAACTCTCGGCCTGTCCTTCTGTTGAAGTCAACAGTAAGATTAGGCTTTTGCAGCGCATGCGTAAGCGTGCGGGATTTGTCATCCCAGATCTAGATCTTAAGGCTAAAGCGAAGTTCAAAGAGCTTAACTCAAAGCTCGACGGTTTCGCCCCTTCCCTACGGCAAGATATCCGTGACAATGCTTCTCACTTCATCCTTGTGATGATTGAGAGATACTTCACGTCCCTTGACGACCTGAATATTCAGGTGGATTTCGATCGCAGAGTTGTCCAAGAGATGTGGCGGTTTGGTCCGGGTGCCAGCAACGGCATTACCGGTACACATACCGCTACGAAGCTCGAGGATGCTTTCACGTGCACGGAGCTCAGCGAACCACATGTATTACGACTTAGGCGGCTAAGTCCCTACCTTCATGCCTTCGATGGCAAGAATGGGAGGTCTGGAACACGCCTTATCTGTGGTTCAAAGTTGTCTACTGTACCGAAAAACGAAGACACAGTCCGCACCATTGCGACTGAACCCCTTGGGAATATGGCCTTGCAGCTTGCTGCCGGCCACGTTCTTGAAGGTGTTCTACGCTATGTAGGCTGTGACATATCAACGCAACAGCCGAAGAACAAGGCTCTTGCACATAGAGGTAGTATCGATGGTGCGGTCTGCACTATCGACCTATCCTCTGCGTCTGATATGATCACCCCCGAACTGGTGCGTCAGCTCCTTCCCGATAAATGGTATCGGTACCTGATGGAGATCAGGTCACCGAAGACGGATATCGACGGAGAGTGGATAGAATTGCATATGATTTCGACCATGGGAAATGGTTTCACCTTTCCTCTTATGACTCTTATCATCTGCAGCCTCGTATATGCGAATCGTGTCTGCAACCATTCCGGCCGCAACTTGTGGTTGGACTGGAGCTGCACGGCAGTATTTGGTGACGATATTATCGTCCCCACTGACGAATACGAAACGCTTTGCGAGGTTCTATCTTCGGCTGGACTTGTTGTTAATCGCGACAAGAGTTTTGCGTCAGGGCCTTTCCGTGAATCGTGCGGAGGTGACTACCATTTAGGCATTGATGTAACGCCTTTTTACGTTAGGAACCTCGCGTACGATTCCGAACTCTACGTAGCCATCAACCAGTTGCTTGAGTGGAGCGGCAGGACGAACTTCTATCCTGTTGATACACTTAAACTTCTGGTGTCCTGGCTTAGTAGGGCGCCCTTCTTCGTTCCAGAGTGGTGCAACCCCGATCAGGGGATCCGCACTTCTCTGGTTCCGCGCTCATATAAGCGCCTAGAGCTTTCGCCAAAGCGGGTGGTCTATCGAGGACCATTCGCGATGATGCTAGCTTGCGGCGGGTATATTGAGCAGGGCGGATCTAACCTGTTCTACACACCGAGAACCCGAAGAGCTCGGTATGTGGTTAGATCTTCCAGATTACCGAAAGGATATCTGGATGGGTCCGATCCTCTTACGAGGTCGGGCGCTACAAGATCTCATGTGGACCGACTAATCCACCTGATCATGTAGCAAACAAATGGG